TAGAGAGCTCCACGCCCTCGGTGTATTCGGTTTTCTTGTCGGCGGTAAGTGCCATGTCTCAGATCCTCCTTTTGCCCGGTGCGGGCGGTCTTACGCCTTGGGGGCGGGGTTGTACTTCTTGAACGTCTCCTCGTCGATGCCCATCATCTTGTTGATCGACATCTGGACCTCGTCGGCGGCTCCGGCTCGCTCCTTGGGGCCCGGCGGGATCCCGCCCACGGGAATCACGCTGCCCGCAGGCCGCGAAAGCACAATGAGCCTGAACTGCTCGGGGCTCTTCAGGGCCAGATCCCGGCCCCACTTGTCGAGCTCCTCGGGACTCGTCTTTCCCTCCTTGAGCGCGAGTTGGACGAGGTCTTGCTGCTCCATCTCGGAGATCTTCGTCTTGAGCCTCGCCACCTCCTGGCTGAGCTCGATTGCCACGGTGGCGGGCGTCTTCATGCCGGCCACGATCCGGAGCACCTCGTCCTTTCCCGCGTCAGCCTTCGCCCCCAGGGCCTCCAGGAGCTCTTTGCAGGCCACGACGGCCTGCCGGCCCTCGAGATCCCGGCACTTGTTGACCAGCAGCTCGACGGCCTCGGTAACCTTTTCCTCGGCGGCATCAGCCGCCAGCCCCAGCACCTTTTTCAGTTTTTCAATCATGTCGTCCTCCTGTCTTGGTGTTTTCCCGTGGCCATCGTGCATTTTGGCCATGATCGGCTTGAGGTTGTTGATTTTGGGGTAATTGGTCAGGGCCACATGCTCGATCTTCGCGACGGTGCGGTCCCGGGCGTTGACCCAGAAGACGGGCGAGAAGTACCGGTACTCCCGGGACTCGAGGTACTTCCGGGCCCGCTCCGTCCACTCCACCGTTGCCCAGAGACCCTCTTTGCCCCGGTAGGCGAGCTGCTTGATCCAGCCTGCCGCCGGGGCCTCCACGTCCTTCATCGTCTGGTGCTCGTAGTCGATGACCAGGTCGTTTCCCCGCCGCTGAAACTCCTTGAGGACCGCCTGCGCCGACTCCTCGGTGAGCTGCGCCGGGGGCTCGCCCTCGATCTCGATCGCGCCGTGGGGCAGCAGTTGGAACTCCTCCGGCACGCCGCCTGCCATCTCCTTCAGGATCGCGAGGATCTGCTTCTTCATGCCCGTCTCCCTTTCGCCCGGCCCCGGGCCAGGATGTTGTCCATGACGATCGCGACGATCTCGTCTCTGTCGGTACTCGAAATGCCGAGATAGGGCCGCGCGGGGATCCGGATCGTCCGGTCCTTGAACGTGAAACCCCGGCCCTCCCTCGTCCCCTTCCTGAACTGTCCCTTCTTCGCCCCCCGGGTGTAGCGATTGCGCGTGAAGAGCTCGCTGCGGGCCCCCTGGGTGATCGTCCCGCCGAGCTGGTGAATGCGTCCGTAGGGCTTGTTCGTGCCAATCGCAACGGCCGTCGTACCCACGAGCTGCCAGCGGATCGTGCCGCGAAGCATCCCCGACTCGGTGAGGATCTTCGGGCCCTTTTTGCGCTTAAGCGTCGAGGGCGAAAGTGGCGCCCACTTCGTGCCGTCGGGGGCCTGCTCCCGGCTGAATCGCTCCTCCGTTACCCGGAGCATGTGCTCGCCGATCTGCTTGAGCGCGGGGACCAGGCTCTTGAGCCTCCCCTCAAGGCCCGTGATGAAAGCTCTCGCCCCGGTGTCGTCGTATTTGACTGCGATCTTCATGGCTGAAGCCTCATGGTGGCCTCGCCCACGTTGTAGTCCCAGCCCCGGTCGATCCCCACCGGGGCGCCTGTTTCCGGATCGATGGGTGAGTCGGGCGCCCGGTCGGGCCCTGATTTTCCAAGGCGATCAAGATCCCGGGGGCCCACGGAGAAGACCCGGCACTTGCAGCCCCAGCCGTTGGGCGGGTAGTGCGTCTTCCACCAGGGATCGTCTGCCGCAAGCACCAGGCCGTCCCAGGCCAGGTGATGGGGTCTCGGCACGCGGCTGTCCCCGTGCCGGTAGAGCAGGTAGGGCCTCTGCGCGAGGACCTCCGGGTCCGTCATCTGCCTCCAGCGGCCGGCCATGTAGGCCGTCCGGATGTTGGTCGAGTAGATGAGCTCGCTTCGCCAGTTGCGGCTGCCGTGGTAGCTCCAGCCGTAGCGCCGCACGATCGCGTCGAAGTCCTTCCGAAAGTCCTCAAGGGTGACGCCCTTCGAAATGGCTTTGTCCACGGCCTCGCGGAAGTCCGCCAGCAGATCGTCCCGGTAGGCCCCGGCGACCATGAAGCCCCTGGCGTGCTCCTCCTTCCAGAGATCGTCCCACCTGAGCGTCGGGACGTTGAGCTTGCGGCGGAAAAAAGCGATCGCCTCCTCGAAGGGCAGATCGAAAACGGCCGGATCGACAATCGCGTCAGCCTTCATCGAGCACCTCGGCCCGGCCAGCCAGGTGGGCGAGCGTCATCGCCCGGGCAATCAGCGCCCCCAGCTCCTCGGGGTTCATCTCACCGTAGGCATTGAGCAGACGCCTGCGGATCTCCTCGAGGCTCTGCGCGTCCATGACGATCGCGCGCAGGGTGTCCACCATCGCGTCTGCGAGGGGCATCGCCTCGGCCCCGGTTTTTCTCGCGATCGCCGTTGAGGAATCAGGCGCTGTGTCGATTTCTCCGGCTGCGGAGGCCACTACCACCCGCTCCGGAGGGAGATCGTCGCCCACAGGCCCCTTTTTGCCCGCCGTGGGGTTATTTTTGTCGGCAGGCGCTCCCGGCTCCCGCACCGGCGAGAGGATCTCGTCGCCCTTTTCTGGCAGGGGGACCTTGAAGCGCTCGGAGACGTGCTGGGCCGTGAGCGGGAAATTGATCTTGCTGAGGTTGACGTAGACCTCCGAGAGCTCCTTGAGGTCCTCCGGCGGCTCGAAGAGCAGCTTGAACCACGGCAGCGGCTTGTCCCAGCCGAAGTTGTAGCCCACCAGGGGCCGTACGATCTGGAAGCGGAGCGTCTTCGCCAGGCTCTCGGCATCGGCCCTGATGAGATCGTGGCGCACCTGGTCCTGGGCGTCCTCGTTGCCCAGCTTGCCCGGGGTGCCCTCGGTGGTGGCCGTCTGGCCAAGGATCGCCTTGGAGACCTGCTTGTCGCAGAAATTGGCCAGGACCTCGTAGAGGATCTGCGTGCCGCCCTTCTGGACGGCCTCGACGAACTCGATCTCCGTGTTCTTGGAGATGATCCCGGCGGCGTCCGAGCCCAGGGAGCGGATCGCCGCCACGAGGGCCTCCTTGTCCTCCTTGCCCGCGCCCGGGTCGTACTTGCCGATCCGCAGCGGCATGCCGAAGACCTCGGCGAAGGCCACCCAGTCCTTGAGCGCGTAGTTCTTGAAGAGATACATCCAGGCGCAGACCCGCAGCACACCCGCCCGCGTGTCGTAGCCCGAGCGGGCCTTGTAGCGGTGATAGACAAGCTTGAAGGGCGGCATCGTCTCGCCGTAGACGGGCTCGGCCTGGGTCAGGATCTTCGGAACCTCGACGGAGCGGGCCCACAGATCGCCGCCCCGGTCGTAGAAGACGGCCTTCTTGGCGTGGATCCAGGCGAGGCCCCCGATAACGGCCCTGCCTCCGTCGATTGTCCATAGGATCTCGCAGAGCGAGTAGCCCTTGCCGATCGCATCCAGCAGATCCAGGACGGCATCGTCGAAGTGCTCCAGGTTAAAAACGCAATCGGCGACAAAATCCGCGATCCGTTTGTCCTCGGCCGACTCCGAGAAGGGTTGGATGTCATAGTCCAGGCCGTGCACGGCGTTCTTCCGGGTCTGAAGCTCCGAGTAAAGGTGCGTGTCCTTCTCCTCCATCTCCTCGAAGAGCTCGGCCTGCCGGTAGACCTCGCCGGCGTCGGCCTCCTTGAAGATCGTCGCGAGCCTCTGTGGGGTGAGCCCCGAGCTAGGGTAGGAGGACCACCGGTCGCGGATCGTCGTCACGGCGATCTCGCGCGTCTCCGGTCGCTTCGTGACTGTGATCTCTCGCCCGAACTGATCCAGCAGTGTCGCCATTACCAGGCCCCCGTCTGCGCCGCGAACCGGCGCGTCTGGACAGATTCGTACTCCGTGGGCCCGCCCGCCGACTCGGTCGTGGCAAACCAAGCAAGGGCCCCCGCGATGGCCGCATCGCCGTGGCGTTGCTTGTTGTCGCGCCCCCTCGTCTTGACCTCGGGCAGCCTCGCCACGCCCCGGATGACCTTCACGGCCCGGTGGTCCTCGAGGATGTCGGCGTCCTTCGCAAGCAGGATCGTCTTGTCCTCGAAGGCCGCCTTGTAACGGGGCATGTGATCGCGGTACCAGGGCTCGGTGAGCATCACCTCGGCGATCCTCGAAGCCCCGTAGCGCTGCATGGCCCGCTCGGCCAGGTACTGGCCGTTGCCGCGGGCGTCGAGCGCCCCGTAGCGGAAGCGCGGCAGCCTGTCCACGATGTAGAACAGGATCTGCTCCTGCTGCCGGAAGGGGACGTTTCGCAACTCGACGACGAAGGGGGCCCGGAAGGTTGCGCCCTGCTCCTCGCAGAGCGGCAGGATCACCGAGAGATCGCCCGTGCGGCCGAAGTCCTCCCCGAAGTAGCTGGCCCGCCGGGCATCGAGACCCCTGAGGAGCGCCTTGAGGTTCTCCTCGCACCAGTCTTTGACTTCTGCCTCGCGGAAGGAATCGGGCAGCTCGGCAAAGGCCCGCGTCTGCTCGTAGCGGATGACGGGGATTGCGGCCGACATGCACTGCTCGATGAGCGCACGCGTCAGCCACGCACCCGTCCCCTGGCTGGGGATGCAGAAAAGCTCCTCGTCGGCATCCTCGCCGTAGGAGTCGACGACGTCCTGGCGCCACCTGGCCTCTCCCTCGGGGCTCCACTCGCGGTGCAGGACCTCACAGATGCGACGGTAGAGACCGTCGGCGAGCGCCTCGTCGAAGTCCACCCGGTGCAGGCCGTAGTTTTTACGCCCGGCCCGGATGTCCTGGACCAGCTCGTTAAAGGGGTTGGATTCGCCGAAGTGGGTGGAGATAATGCGGACGGTGCCGCCCCAGATGAGAAGTGCCATCGCCGCCTTGATGAGGCCCGCCAGATCGTCATGGAAGGCGGCCTCGTCGAGGATCACACGGCCCTGCTTGCCTCGCAGGTTTGTGGGCCGGGAGGACAGAGCCGTGATCGTCCAGCCCGACTGCAGCGTGATCCGGAAGGACCGGATCTTCTTCTCGGAGACGACACCCTCGATCTCTTCGCGGTCTATCTCGTCGTATTCCACCATCTCGGAGGCCGCGAGGTTGTAGGCCCGGGCCCAGTTGGCGCAGTCGCCCACGAACTCCTGGGCCATGTCCTTGTTGTAGCCGATGTACCAGACGTTTCGCTTCTCGCCCGCGCCCTTCTCGGAGGCCCAGAGGGTGTCGTCGGCCGCCTCGGCCCAGGAGATGCCCACTCGGCGCGACTTCTCCATCACCTTCACGGGCGACTGGTCGGCCACCCAGCGGGCCTGGTAGGGCAGAAGCACGCCCGTGGCGGA